ATACCAGGAGCTGTTATAGGCGTTATAGGTTTCTTCTTAGTAAAAACCTTAAAAGACATTGAGACAAAGCTTACAAAAAACGAGCTAGACACAGAGAAGCTAGGAGATAAGCTTGACGAGTTTTATATAGATACTACTCAAAAGATTACTCAGGTTGAAAAGGAAGTAAATAGCAAGGTTGATACACTCTGCAAGGAGCTTGCAGAGCACAAGGAAACCGTACAGAAAGATTTTGTTACCAAGTTAGATTTTGCAAGAACCACCGGAGAAATTAGTAAAAAACTAGATAAGATACAAGATTATCTTATGCAACTACTTAAAGATTGGAGGCCTAAAACGTGAGTAAGCAACTAAATGCAGTAATGGCAACAGAGTTTAAAAGGAATAACGGGATTATCATGAGGACAATGGCAAATGTTTTCAGTAATAGATTCTTTCAATTTTATGAGCTAGAAGCGGCGCTTAAAGCAAGAAACATAGATTCAGAGGATATTCAAGACAGCTTAGATTACTTGGAAGGACAGGGGTATATCGAAGTTAGACATATGGAGAAGCATGATCCAGTTAGGATGTGTGATATGGAACCAGATGAAATAGAGATTAAGTTATCAAGTAAAGGTAAGCTTGTGGTGCTATCGATAAAAGTGGATGAAGGCATAGATATTTAGCTTATGGGCGATCAAAGACAACGTACAAGAGTGCGGAGTAAAATTGATGAGCTGCCTGAACAATTAAAAGAAAAGGTCAATGAACTTTTACGAGACACCAGCAATACTTACATAGATATATCTCTGTTTTTGAAAGAAGAAGGTTATGAAATATCTAAGAGCAGCGTAGGTAGATATGCCTTAAGAAGTAGTGCAGCTATGGATAGATTACAAAAGGCACAGGAGCAGGCAAAGGCGCTTGTCGAAGTCCTAAAAAAGAATCCAGATATGGATTATGCAGAGCCTGCTATGCAAATGATGCTTGGAGAACTTACAACACGTATGGCAACAGCGCAAGAAGAATGGGATGACATGCCACTTGATAAGCTTGGAAGACTTGTTATAGCAGCAAGTCGAACAGACACTTATAAGAAGAAAGCAAAACAAGATATGAAGAATAAAGCTCAAATAGCATTTGAAAAGATGGAGGCTGATATTCTTAAAACAATTAAAACTGATGAGCATCTGGCAGCACAGCTTCATGCTATTCTGACTAAGGCTAAAGAAAAGATGGTTCAAGATGATTAATCTAGATGAGTATATTAAAACTCTTGAAACAAATGACTTAGAGCAACAAGAATCAATAGCTTATCAAGAGAAGTTATTAGATGATTATTTAAGTAGAGGCAGTGATCCACGTAAAGGCCAATTAAAAAAACGTCGTGCAGTTGGACAAAAAGCTGATGATTTAAGAAAAGAACTTGCAGCAATAGACCTAGAATACTTTGGTCGGGCATACTTGCCACACTACTTTGTTAGAAAATCACCTGAGTTCCATAGTGAACTTAATGCTATTTGGGAACATGGTGTACTGAAGGATAAGAATCCATACTGTGATGCCAAAGAGATATCAAGATTAGATGGCTGTAGAAGAGTTGTAGCTGCCCCGCGTGGACATGCAAAGTCGACTAACTTCACATTTAAGAATGCACTTCATGCAATACTCTATCAATACAAGCATTACATACTGATCATATCAGATAGTAGTGAGCAGGCAGAGGGATTCCTTAATGATATAGCTACAGAGCTAGAAGATAACCCAATTATAAGATTAGATTTCGGAGATCTTAAAGCAGATCCATGGAACAGTAGCACACTTAGGACTAATACGGATATAAAAATTGAGGCTATTGGTTCAGGTAAAAAAGTTCGTGGTAGAAGGCATAGGAACTATAGACCAGATCTTATTATTCTGGATGATATTGAAAATGATGAGAATGTTAATACTTTACAACAAAGAAAGAAGCTTGAGAGTTGGTTCTATAAAGCAGTTTCTAAGGCTGGAGATACCTATACAGATATTGTTTATATAGGGACGATGCTGCACTATGATTCACTTCTAGCAAAAGTTATGGGAAATCCTATGTATAAGGCTTCTAAATATCAAGGAGTTATCAGTTTTGCTAAGAATCAGGGTCTTTGGGGTGAATGGGAACTCATATACATAAACCTTGAAAATGATAATAGAGAGCAGGATGCAAAAGCATTCTTTGAAGCAAACAAAGAAGAAATGCTAGAAAGTACTAGCGTGCTTTGGGAAGAAAAATTATCTTACTATGACCTTATGTGTATAAAAATAGCTGAAGGTGAAAGCTCTTTTAATTCTGAGATACAAAATGATCCTATTGATCCTGAGAGCTGCACCTTTAATCCAGAATGGTTTGATTACTATAATGAGGCATTGGTTGACTTTAGAGCTAAGGAATTTATATTCATTGGAGCGGTAGATCCATCGCTTGGTAAGAATAAGAATAGTGATACCTCTGCCATTGTTGCACTCGCAAAAAACACTAAGTCAGGTTATCTATATGTAGTAGAAGCAAGCGTTGAAAGACGTAAACCAGATATCATCATAGAAGATGTTATTGAAATGCACAAACGTCTAAAGAGAGATTATGGTAAAGGCTTTACAAAGTTCGGTGTTGAAACAGTACAGTTCCAACATTTCTTTAAAGATGTACTTGCAAAAATAAGTGCAGAACGTGGCGAATATCTACCAATAGAAGAAATTCTTAATACTGTAAATAAAATAATGAGAATTGAAAGCTTACAAGCGTTTGTTAAAAACATGTATGTCAAATTCAATGAGAAACATAAAACTCTTCTCGAGCAGATGAAAGTATTTCCTATGGGAAGAAATGATGATGCGCCGGACACATTAGAGATGGCAATCAGACTTGCACTCAAAACAGGGGCAAGCAAAGCAGACTATTTAGGAGTACTTAAAAGAGGATTGAAGTTTAAAAAGGGAGCTTACTAGGAGGGAATAAATGCTTGAGAAACTTAAAAAGTTTATTAAAAATATACCTTTAACAAAAAGAATAGCAGTTGTAAATAATACTGATAAGTGGTCAGACTATCCCTCCAATGGACTAACGCCTTACAGACTAGCTCAAATATTCAAAGAAGCAGATACTGGAGATGTTATGAGACAGATGGAGCTCTTTGAGGAAATGGAAGAAAAAGACCCACATATTTTTTCACAGCTGCAGACAAGAAAGAATGCAGTTACGGGTCTTGATTATGAAGTCATACCTGTAAGTAGCAGCGACTATGATAAGCAGATAGCAGAATTTATTGAAAAGCAACTATCAGAGCTTGAGAGCTTTGAAGAGGTACTAATAGATTTATTAGATGCCATAGGAAAAGGAATAGCATTTACAGAAATTATATGGGAGTTAAAAGGTGGGTACTTTGTAGTCAAGGAACTAAAGAGTGTTCATCAAAAACACTTCTTTTGGGATGACAAAGACTACTTAAGACTTATGACTGATAGTGACCCACAAGGAATATATATTCCTGATAACAAGTTTATGATCCATAGATATAAGGCAAAGTCAGGTCACCCATCACGAGCAGGTGTATTAAGAATCATTGCATGGATGTACCTCTTTAAGAACTATGATGTGAAGGATTGGGTAAGTTTTTGTGAAGTATTTGGAATGCCACTGAGGGTTGGAAAGTATGATCCTAGTGCAAGCGAAGATGATAAGGAAGCCCTTATGGAGGCACTTATTAATCTAGGTACAGATGCAGCTGGAATGTATCCAACTAACACAGAAATAGAAATTAAGGAAAGTAACAAACAAAGTTCAGCAGACATCTATGAAAAACTAGCAAGGTTTTGTGATGAGCAGGTCAGCAAATGCATTTTGGGACAGACACTTACATCAGATAGCGGGGGCGGATCATATGCCCAAGGTAAGGTACATGATGGCGTAAGACATGATTTGACCGTAGCAGATTGTAAAGCGCTTGCAGCAACATTAAGACGTGATCTTATGACGCCGCTTGTAAAACTTAACTTTGGAGAATCGGCTAAAGTACCGACTATACGTTTCGATTGTGAAGAATCAGAGGATTTAGTACAACAAGCTACTATGTTAGAGGTTTTAATTAATAAGGTTGGACTTAAAGTAGCAACCTCACACATTTATAAAAAGTTCAGTATTCCAAAACCAGAATCCGGTGAAGAGGTAGCAAGCGGAGAAAAGCAAAAGCAAGAGGTAAGCATGTTAGCGAATAAGATTGAGCTTAAAGGTAAGCAAGGAGAAATAGATGATCTGGTTGAAATAGCAAAGCTAGAAAGCGCACCACTATTCAATAAGCAATTTAAAGTGCTGAAGGACATAACAGATAAATGCAGCAGTTTGGAGGAGCTCAAGGAACTTCTGGAGGATGAAGATAAAGTATATAGCATTTGTAAGGATATGAATAATGGTAGCTTTGAAAGCTTATTAAAAGGTAGCTTGCTTAATGCTTACCTTATGGGGAGAGTGAGGGAGGATGGATAAAGATTTATTTGACCTTCTATATGGCAATCTGAATTTTGAAGAAGCTGAGAAGTACTTCCAAGGAAGAATCCCCATAATAAAAGCAGAGTATAACAAATTAAGTGAGGGTTACAAGCAACTTGCTTTTACAGTATCAGGATACACAAGCATAGAAATAGTGAACCAGTTTTATGATGAGCTG